GTCTGCAATATAGTTTCTATATTAGTGTGTCCTAATCGTGTCTGAACATTCTTAACATCAGCACCGGATTCAATTAACAGTGTTGCGTGGGTGTGCCTTAAGCTGTGATAATCAAATGCAAGATGCATTTCATGGTGTATAACCCTACTGCAATACTTAAATGAATCAGTAGAAGTATATTGACCGTTTTCATCAACACACACCAACCTGATACGTTGTAGTGGACTTTCAACACATTTTTGAATAGGTACAACCCTGATCATGTCATTACCTTTTTCATCAGTTTCAATCTTTTTGACATGAATCGTGTAATATTCACCATACTTCATTTCATTCTTGAGTTGTTCAGCTTTTTCCTTTTTCAACGCCTGATATAGTGTTTCACCAAAAGGGACTTCACGAACAGAAGTAAATGTTTTTGGTGTAGTAAAGTACCAAGATGAACGCTGTTCTTTCTTACCTTTCTTTTCAACAACCTTCCTTACATCAGCACCGAAGTTACGTTTTACAATCTGTTTATTTACAGATATCGTTCTTTTTTTTAAATCAATATCATCCCAAGTAAGACCAAAGGTTTCTGATATTCGTAAGCCTGTATAAAATCCAATCATTAAAGGTATATAGTACCGTGTATTTTGGAATCTGTCACGAATCTGACCCCATTCATCTAAGGTCAATATAATTCGTTCACGTGGTTTTTTCTCAACCTTTGGAAATTTTACATACTGCATAGGGTTAGAAGGTAAATAATGCATTGGCTCAACCGCATAGTTTAGTGCTGCACTGAATACAGACAAAATACCAACTAAATGACTTTTTGAATTACCGTTCATTTTAAGTTCAACTGCATATTCCTGTAATACTGCCGGAGTAATTGCTTTTAATCTATACATACCAAATTTTGGAATTAGATGCCCTTGAATGATTCTTAAATACTTAAGGTTGGTCTTACAGTACAGATCAAACCACTGATTCAGGTAATCAGCAACCGTTATTTCTGTCGGTTCAAATACAGTCCCGGCATTATTGTATTCATTTATAGCAGCAGTCAATGCCTGTTCAGCTTCTTTCTTGGTTCTGAATCCACCTTTTTCTTTTTTCTTTCTTTTACCGTCAATTTTTCCAAGGTCAAAATAATATGACCACGTTGTACCTCTTTTTCTTACTCCACCTTGCATAAATAGCACTTCCTTTCATTGAAAACATAAGGAATGAATGCTATAATGGTTTTTGCATAGTCCAAATCATTTCATTCCTTTGGTTTGGTTTTGCTGACCCTGACCGCTGCAACGGTTAGGGTCGTTTTTTTAACTGGTTACACTTGGTTACGCTTTAGTTACGGTTGGTGTTACAGATAAAAATAGCTTAAAATCAATCTTGTTACAGATGTTACATTAACAGATAAATTCTTTATATAACGCTTATATGAGTAAAAAAAAATAAAAAAAGTATAAGATATAAAATATATAGAATATAGATTTTAAGTGTAACTGTAACAAATTACCAACAGTTACCGCAAAACTACAATTAAACTGTTATCTTATATGATCTACCCGACTTTTCTTTTTTGATTTTCCCGGTTTCACCCCATTCGTACAATAATGACTGAATTTCAGATTTTACTACAGGTCTGAAATGTTTATATACATCTGATTGTAGAATACCGTTGTTATCATTAAGAAAATCCATCAAATCATCTGGAAGCGTAGAAAGTAACTTTTGTTTGAGCTCATATTCTTTTTGCATTTCAGCCCACTTTGTTGATAAATCTTCTAATTCTTCTTTACGTATGTTGAAATATTCATCCTTTATCAGTATCGTATTACACCAACATTCAAAATTTTTACCTTTAGATGAACACAGCCTTTTTACATCTTCCATATAACGAACAAATGACTTTAAAGCAGAGTACAATTCTTTTGGTGACTTATTTCTTGCATCAATCCAGTTGTTCATAAAGTACGAAAATTCTTTTTCTATCGGTTCGATAAATTCTTTATTGTGTGCGACCCAACCAAAAGGAAGATCAGCATCATCTTTATCAATTTCATTAGTGGCATCTAAATCATCCCATTCAATGTGAATTGATAAAGCGTCACTTGGTTGTTCAACTTTCTGTTTCTTTTTAAATAAATCTAAAAATCCCATGATCAACCATCCTTTCTAAAGTCTACAATTATAATATTTTCCTGATTTTCCCAAATTTGGTAAATTATGCCATTTTTTGAGCATCCCTTTTTACAGGTTCGGTGTATTTTGATAATGCAGCAGTATCACGAAGTTCTTCCATGATTTTGTTTTTACCTACTTCATTCAACTTTGAAAAAAGTTCAATGAGTTCATATGTATCTGAACCGTACTTTTCCTTTATCAAATTTATAGGGTCTGTTTGTTCAGGTTCTTCATCCCATTTCATGAGATCACAAGGTGAAACACCAAATACATCTGATAATTTTTTAATAGTAGTACGTTTGATATTTTCAACACTCCCCTTTTCCCATTTTTGAACAGCAGCACGATTAACACCGACTTTTTTACCAAGTTCGTCTTGTGACCATTCATGTTCTGTTCTAAGTTGCTTTATGTACTCACCCATTGTCATTGATTCCTTCAACTCCTTTCTATAATTTGTATCTTGATAATAGCATATATTTGCGTAAACATCAAATATTTTTGAAAATGTATCTAAAAAAGTTTCAAAAAGGTGTTGACAACTAACAAGATACACGCTATACTATGCTTGTATCTGATAAAGATACAAAACAAAGCAAGCAGGAAGGATAGACGAAGTGAGAAGGCTGTACGCAAGTGACATGGTGGTCAGGCTGTGAGAACAGACAGAGCGTATGAATGATAAGCATGGTCTACCGAAGTAGTCAAAGAAAACAGGAATGGCAGGGCAAGAAAGCACAGTGTACCGCACTAATTTGGAGAAAGCGGACAGGCTGAACCAATCAGCACTTTACCCCTAAACCAAGAAGCCATTAAGTGGAAGAATTGACCGAGCGAGATGACACAGCACTTTGTTTCAGTTGAACAGATGCCAACGAGAGAACGGAAGTAATCATCTTTTCCAGTAGCCGAGGGTAAACAGGATCGGAAGATGCGGGATGACGAAAACAAAGGGTATCGTGAATCTGCACCGAGATAGTGAGGCGGTTCAACAACTGGAACTGAAACCAGTATAAAAATGAAACACCCATATAATTAACCGGGGTCAGATCAGGGTAGCCGGAAGGTGTGCAGGTTCCCCGACTTGCAGGGCGGTCATGTGAAGCACCTAACGAATGAAACCGCCTGTAATATAACAACCTGTTGCAGCAGGTAAAAACAAAGGAATGAAAGGACGGTTTTGGACTATGCACAATAAATTTTATTTTACTTTTGGAACTTGGAAACAATACCCATACACAAGAGGTCAGTACTTGGTTGTAATTGCATCAGATGAACATGATGCAGCTATGAAGTTTAAAAAGAAATACCCACACCCATATGATGAAATGGTTCTTAACTGTGCAGCTTACTATTCAGAAAAAGAATGGAATGAATCAGTTTCTAAATATTACACTGGTGAACCTGTAGAAGTAATCGGAATGAATGCAAAATTAAGAATTAAAGTTAATTATGACGGAACAAAATATTTTACCAATGTCAATGGTGGTTATTTTAAAGAGCATAAATCACTGGAAGATGCAAAGAATTGGTTAGATTGTAACGGATATAAAAATTTTGATACTGAAACCATAGTAAGTTTTTCATATTAATCCGAAACGGTCAGCAATGACCGTCTACCGGAAATGACCACCCGGTACTGATGATGGTAGGTCAAAAATAAGATAGCAGTTCTTTTATAAGTGTTGTCTGTTATGTGATGGTTGACAGGTTTTGTTCAGTTTTAATGTGAAACTGTTCAGCGGTTCATAGAAAAACACGCTATAAAAATTCTATAGTAGGACAGCAAGTTTACAGGTTTTAGTGTGAAATCTGATAAGGGTTTCTTGGTGTGTGATTCCCTGAAAAATAAAACCACCCCATAACAGGCAACATTTATAAAAGGGCTGCTAATCGGAAAGGAAGGTTGTGCAAATGAAGAAAGTAATTGCAGGTTGTATTGATCTGATGCTCGAATTTGATTCTGCATCTGAACTTGATCGTTACATTGCTGATATTGAAGCAAAGAAGCAGGAATACAGCATTGTTGACCGCAAGAAATTACCGGGTGACAGAATCATGATCAGAATACACAGACAGTACAATAAAAGCCCATTCCCAACAACAGAAGGTGGTGAGTAGAATGAACAAAAAGTTGCTTAGAAGTGAAATGGTTTTACACGATGATACAAACGGCACACTTGCAGAAGCACTTGGTATTTCACAGCAGTCTTTTTCTGCAAAACTGAATGAAACTAATGGTGCAGAATTTAATCAGGGTGAGATCAGTAAAATCAGATCAAGATACAATTTGTCTGATGAAAAAGTAGTATCAATTTTTTTTAACTAAATTGTATCTTTTTAAGATACAAACAAAGGAGTGAAGCAAAATGACATTCAGTGAAAAATTAAAACAGGCTATGCAAGAATTACACCTGAATCAACGTCAGGTGTGCGGTATGACTGGAAAAAGTAAAGGTTCTGTCAGTCAGTACCTTTCAGGTAAACAGATACCGTCAGAAGATGTTCAAAGTGCTATTGCAGTAGCACTTGGACTTGAATCAGATTACTTTTCAAAATCTGATGAACAGGTGGTTGTACTTCCAACTGCTGAATTGAAAAATGGGGTAATTCCCCGGTTAGATGTGGAAAAGGCTGCAAAGCTGTTACAGATGAACCACAACACAGTTCGTAAGGGCTTACAGCAAGGGGTTTTCCCTTGGGGTTACGGTATTCATACATCTGACAACAGATGGGTGTACTTCATCAATGCAAGACGTTTTGCAGAAATCGAAGGAATTACAGTATAGAGAGGTGAAAGAAAATGAGTGAAGTTAAAGGTTATAAAGTATTCAATCCTGACTGGACTTGTAGAGGTTTTCAGTATGAGGTAGGAAAAATCTTTGAAGAAGATGTTAAGCCAAGCTGTTGTGATAGAGGTTTTCATTTTTGTAAAAAAGCT